TTGCTGTTATCTTGAGGGCCATATCAGTTCCAAGGTAGTGGTGCGGGTTGTGGTGTTGGGACTGCCGCTTGTGCAATCAGAATAGCCACTTCGTTTTCCATCGCAGATACTCGCTCTGGGCCAAGGGCGGCTTGTGTCCACTCTAAGGCTTGGGCTTGGGTAATCTGGTCAAATGGCGTAAAACTGTCTGGATTTGCGGGTAGCAAGTTTACAGAGTAGTTAACCTGTTGACCATCTTTTGCAATGGTGAAGTTAGACATAACAACTGTCTGCGGTTCAGGGCTGTTCATGACCTGAAGTGAATTGATTGTCCAGTTATACATTTGGAATCTCCTTAGTTAATTCATCAAGTTGGGCTTTAAGGTTTTGCATCACAACCCATGCTCCTGTTTTAGTTGCTTGCTCTCCAAGAAGTGCAATCAGATATTCAATTTCTTGCTTAGATAATTCTAGTTTCATATTGTTTCCTTATGCAATAACCGCAAGTCTGCGAACTGTACCACCAGAGTCTTTGATTTCTACATAACCTTGAATTGTCAAAGCCATGTTTGCTGTGTAAGTTCCAAACCTTACGTTACCTGTTCCCTTTGGTGTAAAAGCAAGGTCAATGTTTGTGTCTGAGCCAGCAACAGAATGGACTACAGCATTTCCTGTTGTAGAACCTGTAAACTGGTGGTAATTAACAGCACTGACAGTGTCAGAAACATATGCTTGTAGGCCACCTCCTGTTGTAAACCTAACAAGACCAGTCCCTTTTGCTTGCAACTGAATTTGGATGTTTGAGTCTGAGCCTTGTGCAGAAATAACAGGACTTGAACCAGTAGGCGCACCAACAAGCTGAATGTAGTTAACAGCCGAAGCCACGTTACCAATACGCACTTGCTCGGCATTGTTTGTGTACATGCCAAATACGTTGGCTGAATACGCAGAACGCAGACTTACGTTCGGGCCACCCAAGTAAAGGTTTCCGTTGCTTCCTGTGGTTGCTGCTTGCAACGTCCCACCTGTGGCTACAACAACACCAGTACCCTTAGTAGTAACATTTAAGTCAGCATTAGTTGCTGTATCTGTAACATTCAGCGTGTTTGTATATTGGTCAAGATTGATTGTCATATTAGAACGTCACTTCGCAAGTTTCGGCCTTACAGACCCATCGTATTGTCGTAGATGCTGCACCAGTCACAGTAACCGCCAAGCCACCATTACTTGTATCAGCAGTTAAAGCAATAGTCCACGCAGATGCACCAGATGTAGATGCCACACGATTGATAGCGGGTGTTCCAATCAGCACAGTAGAGCCAGCATTAGCACCTCGCATGATTGCACCTTCAAAAGACCATGCCGCACCATTAGCCGCACCCGTCACATTAGCAATGACAGAGCCTTTGAAATAGTAAGCAGAGTTGTTGGGTAGGATTACTTGATTGTTTGTGGATGCGGCAGATGCGTTTGAACGCAATACAGTGGCTGTAGCGTCTGTTGTTTGAACCGCTAAAACAAGCAAACTTGATTGAGCCAAGGCAAGAGTTCCACCTAAAGGCGTTTGTGAACCAAAAACAGAAATACCTTCTATGCCTCGTGTAGAAGCAAAGTTACCGCCAAGAGTTGCACTATAGGCACTATTTGAAATGTTGTTATAGCCACCAATAGATGTTGAACCAAAACCTGTTGCTTGATTATTAACACCACCAGACACTACAGCGTATGTACCGCTTGCAATAGCACCAGAACCCCCGCCAACAAATGCGTTTTGTCCGCTTGCTACACCTTTAAGTCCACCACCAACAACAGACCAATCCCCACTAGCCACATTACGATTAGCCGCAGTACCAGCATCACCACCGCCCCCGATGAAACTGTAAGAGCCTGTGGCCTGATTGTTTCCTCCACCTACTACTACTCCATGAGGGGTGTAAAAGGATAGGGTTGATGTGGATGAACCGCTTGCGGCTTGGGACAGGGTTAGGCTTGTTCCTGAGATTGCGGCAACGTATGTTGAAGGGAAATTCGTAATACTTGTGCCACTAATTAGTTGACCAACCTTGATATTGGCATTACTCCCAGACAGAGTAACTGCTGTTGTGCCATTCATGGTAGCGGATTGTGTTGTTACAGCACTTGCAGAAGTTCCGCTATTTGTAAAACCACCGCCAATAATGTTGTAAAACCCTGCGGCAGTATTTGTATAGCCACCTCCAATAACCGCCCATTGACCAGACAAATTATTGCTGTAACCGCCTAGCAATGACCCGTGATTTCCAGATGAATTTGTATTTCCATATCCACCAACAATAACACCAGCCGAGCCACTATTTATATTTGAAATACCACCTGAAATAACTGATGAACCGCCAGTTACAGCATTATATTGACCACCACCTAAAACAGACAAAGAACCACTAGCAACTCTTGAAGCCGTATCTCTAGTAGCAGTCTGCCAATCAACAGCATTAGCACCACGAGCATTACCACCAGTAGCAGATGATGTAGTGGCTTGGGCTTGTAATGCACCAGTCCCAGCAGGTTGAACAAAGAGTGAGCCGTTAGACTCTAATCCTATTGAACCGCCACCAGCTAAAGAAATTACAGGATTGGCTGATGAAGCAGAAGTTGTGGTAACTTGGTAAGTGTGAACTGTTGGAGATGTTTCTAACTGTGCGCCCCAAAGAAAAATTCCAGAAGTTCCATCACCAGTAAATGTGTCATCAGTTGCTAAAGTTTGGGTGCTATTTACTTGAAAAAACAATGTTGCTGGCAATTGGGTAATGGTGGCAGTACCAGTTACAGTACAACGATACCAACCTGAGCCTACTGAAGTAATTGTTGCTGTACCCTGACTTGTTGTAGTAACTGCGCCTGTAGAAATATTAAAAGTAGTTGTAGCATTAAAACCAGAACCAAAATTCATAAACAAATAGTTATACCCATTTGCTTTTGCATAAACACTAGCCGTATAAGTTACGCCCGCTGTTATATTTGGTGACTGCGATATTCTATGAATGTTACTTACTGCCGTAGGAATTAAACTATTTCCTGTGCTTGTAGCATTAGGAGCAGTTGTAGCTGTTTGGTTAATTGTTAAAGCAGTATTGCTCCACGGACCTGTATTAAATGTTTGACTTTGTAAAAATAAATTTTGCAGAGAACCAGCTACAGCAAAAGTAGATACAGTACCAGCCGCAGGGGTTGTTGCTCCAACTGTTGTGTTGTTGATTGTGCCGCCTGTGATGGCTACGTTGTTGGCGTTCTGTGTTGCCATCGTGCCATAACTGGCAATCGTGGCTTGTAGGGCGGCAATAGCGTTTAAAGTTGTCTGTGAGTCACCACCTGATCCACTCTGAATCTTGTGGATTGTCTGAGCAACATCAACAGGAACAACCTCGCCTACATTTATTTCTCTGCCATCAGATAAAGTAATGACTAATGAGCCATCGAAGTCAATCTTGGCATCTTGGACGCTTATTCCATCTTTTCCGTCTAGTCCATCTTTACCATCAAGACCAGGCTTTCCATCTCTTCCTTGAGCGCCATCTAATCCTCGGTCGCCTTGCTCACCTTTTTGACCTTGGATACCTTGCTCACCCTTTTCAGGAATTATTCTTAGTTTGGCTTCTACTTTGGCTTCAATAGTTTTGAGAGCCTCAATAATCAACTCTACATTGTCATCAATGGCTTCTTGTTCTTGCTCTTGCATGGCAACAAGCGTCTCCTCCATCTGATTGATGGCGGCTAACTTGTCATCAAAAGACGAATCTGGTGACTCAATACTCTGGATTAGCTCTTTGATATTAGCCATTCTTTAAACCATCTGTAAGTTTAGACAAGAAGTCTTGTTTTACTTTATTCTGAGCATTTAACTTATCAGCCATCTGCAATTCAACAATCTTAGACTTGTTCTTAATATCAGCTTCTTTAAGCATCAGATCAGCAATCTTAACCCTCTTATCAAACTCTTTAGACGCTAAATCAGCATCATTTGGAAGGTTCTTGGTGTTAGCCGCCATGCTCTTAGCTTGTAATTCCATAGGCATCAATTGCGCTTCGGTCATCAATTTTTGCGCTTCAGCACGATTTTGCTCTGCTTGGGTAGTCTGTACTGCAATCTGAGCTTGAGCCGACTGCATAGCCAATTGAGCCTGTGCTTGTTGCATCTGCTGAGCTTGTGGATCAGGCTTAGACATCTCATCCAACATCTGAATCAACTCATATCTGTTAGACAAAGATGAGTTAGCCATGATTCCTTTAAGAATTACAGGCAAAACAGGTGTATTAGGGCCAAGAGTCTGGAGTAAGGAGATGAACTGTTGTTGTTCATGCTCACGAGCGATGATACCAAGGGCAGCAGTCGGGATAAACTTCATGTCAACAGTAGGATACCGCTCAGGGTCAAACTGCATATATCTAAAGGCAGCCTTGTTGATGAACGGAATCAAGAAATCCTCTTGAAAGTTCACCAATGTACGCTTGTACTTCTTGATAATAGAAGCCACCGCCATTGAAATACCGCCTTGATTGGAGTCTCTAGACACAGCAGAGACCATTCCTTGTGAATCAAGCGTACCAGTAGCCTGTAAAAGCATTCTTTCGAACTCTTTAGCAGTTGTTATGTTCCCAGAATCAGTATTTCCGAACTTGAATGGGAACAAAATCTCTGCGGGGTTGCCATTTGTCAGGATTGCCTTGCCTGGCTTTACCTCAAACTTAGCACCTCGAGGCAGTCTCGTGGCATCCATAGCAATCATAGGACTTGTAGTCAACGCTAGAGAGTCCAAATGTGAACGAATCTGTGCGTCAATAGCCTTTTGAGAGTTGTAAGCCTTCTCTACAGTACCCCTACCCAACAGTCGATTAGGAACTGTATCGTCTTGATAAGCCAGAATTGGCCTATCTTTCATCATGTATGGGTTTTTCTCTGCTTTTAACAGAACACCATCGTTGGCAATAACGACAATAGCCTCTACTAGGTCAGAATAGTCATCTTGAATAGAGTCTTCAGGGAATAAATCCTCAATTTCTTCTTCGTTTTCCAGTTGTTCAATGTATTCTCTAGGTACTAATCCGTAATAAGTCAAAAGTTTAACTTTATCGTCTTCGTACTGAGTAACTTCTTGTGTAGGCTCTAAGTCTGTGTCTTCTGAGTCAGTACCGATAGCTACCTTACGATAGATACCATCTTCCTGACCTTTAACTATCTTGTGGATAGAGACATACTTCTCAATAGCCACACCCATACAGTCATCAATAGAAGTCCCATTGGGATCGAACAAGAAGTTCTTAGGGTTAACAGGAACAATCTTGACTGCAATGCGGTCTTTTTCAATCACACCAATGGCTGCTTGACCGATTTGACCAGGTATTGGTTGGGTAGCAGGGACATAAATCTTCTCTGTTTTGACAATAACTTCACCAATGCCAGTACCATAGATTTCTGCCATCAGTTCAATCTGGTCGATGGACTTGCGAATCTTGTCAATCTTGAAGTCTTCCATCAGTTGAGCCTTGATAGCGGCTACATCTAATGGATTGTTGTTTACATCACGAATATCGTCTTGAATATCAAAGAACTCACCCTGACCAAAGATAGCCTCAATGATCTCAGCGTGACGGGTTTCTACGGCTTGTTGGGTAGCGGGAGTGACGATTCGGCTTCTCTCGGACTCACGGGTCTTATCTTGGATGTCCCACACACCAGTAAAGATGCGCTCGTATTCTTGCCAATCAGATAAGAAGTTGGAATTGCGGTAATCTCGCCAACGATCACAATGGTTAACAACGAAATCAACTAACTCTTTATCTGAATCTGTAGGTTCTTGGAATTCCATGATATTACCTTGTAGTATCGGCAAATGGGTCGCTATAAGCGGGATTGGTTGGTGCAGAGTTTACAGTAGGAGCAAAAATATCTGACTCTTTTAAACCAAGATCACGGGCAGATTGTAATATCTGTAGATATTTATGGGCTTGTATATCTTCAGGACGAGACATAAACATATTTCTAACAACGTCATAAGCCTGTGGATTTGCAGGCCATTGGCGTGTTGCCTCTCCTACGGCATCGTTATATGCAGATACCAAAGAAAAACCAGATGCAGGATTTGGATCAAACTTGCCATCATCCAAGCCACGATTAGTAACTCGAACAGCACCAGACTTTAAAAGAGCATCAAAGTTTAGCGGACGAAAATCAGCAGACAGCTTCTTGTTATCTGAAGTAAGACCTTTATACTTCTCTAAATCTGTGATTTTGTTTAAGTATTCCACTTATACCCCACTAATAATATCCACTGGCTGCCATTCATCTTCTTCATCTTCTTGAAAGTATGAAGTTACAGCCAACTGATCTATATAACTAAGCGCATCAGGTAAGTCATCGTGAACTCCCTGTGC